GGGGTCTCGGCAACCATCTCGGCAATCGACTTGCCCGGCTTGAACAGATGCAGGACCGGCCGCTTGTCGGAGAACGGCGGGCGCCATAGGGCGCCGACGTGCTCTTGCATTGCGAGCGCCTTGGTCACGCGAGCCTCCGGTGGCGATAGACTTCGAGGATGCGAGGCTTGACGGTCGGATGCTCGAGCGTCACGAGATGGCTATCGGCAGGGTTTTCGACGTGCAGCATGTGCCTGTCCGAAACCATAATGCCGACGTGGATTGGTGCCCTGCCGTGATCGCCAAAGCGGCGCATGACCACGACGTCGAAGGTCCGGCGCGGCAGGTTACTTACCTTCACCCAAGGATCGGCATCGGCGTCGTAGCGCATATGGCGCGCGACGACGGCGAGCTCGAACGCGCCGATCTCGCCATAGTCCGGCAATTCGATCCCCGCTTCGCGTTCGTGGACCAGGCGCACCAGTCCCCAGCAGTCGCATCCGGCGATCGTGCGACCGCCATCCACGAACGGAATACCCACATAGCCCCGGATCTGCGCCGTGCCCTCGCTCATCGCATGAACACTCCGGGCAGCAGATCCTGCGTCGCCCTGCGGCTCGGCCAGACCTCTTGTCGATAGTCGAAGCCGCGCAAAGTTCCCTGCACTTGCATGGCGTCGATGGTGATGTCGGTCAGGAACAGAAGATCGGCGGAATAGATAGTCTCCACCGTCACGGCCGAAAGCACTGTGCGAGGGTCGACCGTCAGGTCGAAGTTGCTCGCCGCGATCAATTTGAAGGACACGCGCGCCGGATAGGTGACCCCGGACAGCATCCCGAACGCGACCCGGTCGACATTCGGGAAGGTGAACTGCGCCGTCGGCGGCTGATCGTCGTCGGAGATCAGATCGAGTTCGAACCAGGACTTGCTGTAGGTTATCCCATCGAGCACATAGTCGGCGCCGTCGAGGACCAGGGTGATGTCCTCGACCAGATCGCGGTGCGAGATCGTCGCAAAGAGTAGCACCGGGTCGCCGGAGGATGCTTCCTCCAGGCTCTTGCGCGTGACTACCGGGATCGTGCGCGCCATCAGCCGATCACCATCAACGTAGCCGCCACTGAAAACTTGCCGCGCATAATCCGCTCTGATCTGTAGGGCGGATCACCCTCAAACCGCGCTCGGACCATCGTCAGCGTTCGCGGATGCAGAAACAGGAACTCGGATGTCGCCTGGCCAAGTGTGTCAAAGACGAAATCCTCGAGGAACCGCACCTGGTCTGGGGTCATGAGCCAGCTGACATCAATCGATCGCACCCGAATGCTCGACTTGGCGCGCTCAATCGGGGGGCCAATATCGGACGGAAATGAGACCCTCTGTGCAACAGGCTGCTCGTTGAACGGCGCGTCAGGGCGGATGCAACGCGGAAGGGTGTCAGGCCAGACCGGCGTGCTCATTGGCTATGGCGTCCTGTCCATGATAGCGTCGCGCCCTCAACTTGGGAGGGGCAAGTGAAAGAGACTGTAATCGGGCTGATTGGGCTGATGGGGCTTGTCGGATGCGCCTCGTGGAACGATGCAACAGACATGCCCCCGCGACAGACATGGACGTCACAAAAAACGGTCGATCAGATCGCCGCGTGCATCATTCCAATCATGAATGAGCAGATGAAACCGGTACTTCCAGGCGATGCGGCGACCACTCACGCGCTGATGACCACATCACCCGGTCATCAATATGAGATCCAGCCCATGCAAACTGTGGTGGAAGGGGCCGATCCATATTTCGTGCGCCTGACAGCTCTTGCCGAGGGCGGCACCAAGGTGGAGGTGTTTGCGGTGCGCAGCATGAGCGGGTTCGTCACAAAGATCCCTGCCTGCATCTAGCGAGTGATACCCGCAGGCCTTACCCCGAACCGAGAAGAGAGCACCTTGTCGGCGCCGCCGCTCGCGATGTGATCGTTGACGGTCGAGTTGATGATCTTCACCATCTCCCGCCCGTCCGGGCCCCTGCTGCGTTCCGTGCGAGACTGGATCGAGCCGTTGTTGATCACCTGAACCGTCGTGCCGCCGTCACTCCCGGCCGTGCGCGCTTTGCCGCCATTCGGGATGATGACCTCGCCGCGCTGCAGGATCGCCGGAACTTCCCCGGGCCGCAGTCCAGCCACACCGCCAGAATGGTAGCGCGGCGCCCCGGCAAAGATGGACGGCGAGACAGACCTCGTCTGCGAAGGATTGCCGGCGACGCCACCTGAATGATAGAGCCCGAAGACGCCGCCGGTCTGTGACTGGCTACTCCCGGCGCCGGTGAAGAAAGACAGAATGTCGCTAAAGCCAAAGCTGCTCTGCGGGCTGAAAAGCGCGTTGGCGAGGATGTCCTCGAACTTGGATGCGATCTTATCGAGCACGTCGACGAGGATGTCACCGGCGCTCTTGCCCTGCCTGAGATCGTCGATGATGCCGGTGAAGACGTCCTTCTCCAGGCTGCGCATTTCCTCGGCCGCCTGCCGCGCCTTGTCCTGGCTCTCGGCGAGCTTTTCGGCATTGGCCGAGGCCTGCGCGTAACCGTCGGCAAGGCCGGCGATCTGTTCGCGCATGGCGGGCGTCAAAGTGATTCCCGCCTTCTGCGCCGCCGACAGCAATTCCTGTTCGGCCTTTGCCCGGCTCAGGGCATAGCCGTAATCGTCAACCAACGGATTGATGCCCGCTTGCGCATGTGTTTCGGCGTTGAGCACCGCCGTCCGCTCCTCGATCGACTGGATTTCGGACTTGTAGGCGTTGGTCTTCGGCACATGCGGCGTGCGCGTCGATGTGAGGTCGCTCGCCTGCTTCTTCAGCGCCTTGGTGAGATCAGTATAGCCCTGCGGCCCCAGCAGTTCTTCGACCGAAAAGCCCCGCCCCTGCGTGCCAGGAGGCGCGGCAAGGCGCGAAAGCTCGTTGTTGATCGAGGCGATGGTTCCGGCTGCAATGGCTCCCTGCTGAGCGAGGAGCATGATCTTTTCCGCCACGGCGGACACAGCGCGCGGCGTGTCAGGATCAAGCTGGATTTCAGCCATCGCCTTGGCCAGGTCTTTGGCCGAGATGGTTCCGGCATCGAACTGCGCAACCAGATCCTGCACTTGCTTTCCGGCATCGCCGAAGAGCGCTCCCGGCCCGTAATGCGATGCGAGTGCATTTGCTATCGGATTATCCTGCACCGTGAAACGGCGCACGATGTCGTCAATTTGTCGACCGAGCTGATCCAGTTGCGACTTCTGGCCGGCAAGTGACTTGTCGCCGAGCAGCGTCAACTGCGCGTCGGAGAGCTTGGCGATCTCGGCTATATAGGCCTTTGCCTCCTTCGCGGCGTTCGGATAGGCCTCCGCCAGCGCGTCGATATAGGCCTTCTGCCGCTTCAGCGCTTCTTCGGCCGAGATTTCGCCGCGGCTTGAGAAGACGGCCCAAAGCCCGACGGCCGCTGCCGTGACGCCGGCAAAGGCAATCGCCACCGGGCCGGCCTCGGCGATCAGTGGACCGAATACGCCCGCGCCGATTCCCTTGATCGTATTGAAGACGGCTTTCAACCCGCCCGGGCCCGTTGCCACATAAGACAGGTTGTTCATTTCCATGGTCAGCGCCCGCAGCGGCGAAACACCCTGTGCGACCATCTCCGTAAAGCCGCGCATGGAATGCTGCAACGCCATGATCCGGGTCGAGTCGAGGCCGATCGAGACGTTCTTGCCAAGCCCGGCAAGCCGCGTCTCCATCAGGTGGCCGCGCGTCTCGATCTTGGTGAATGTGTCGTCGCCCAGCTTCAACGCCTTCGCCAGGCCCTTCTCGTATTTGTCCAGCCTCGCCTCGAGGACCGCCACGAGGCGCTGGACGTCGACCGCTTCAGCCATCGATCACTCCCCTTGAGGCGAGAACCGCCGCCTCGAATTCCTCGCGGCTCGGCGGCTCGACCTTTGTCCCGTCCGCATGCGCGCGCGCCCAGTGCCGGCAGATCGCCGTCCACTGGCCGAGCGAGAGATCGCCGACATTGTGGACGCCCATCAGGGCTGCCCCTCCATAGATGGCGCCGAAGTCGAGCCGTTCTGGTCCGCCTCCGGCGCCCCGGCTTCCCCCACTGCCAGATCCTCGCCATGAACGCGCGTCAGCCCCATCAGGAGGACGGCATGAGCGACGTCGCGGCTTTCGTCGAGCGGCCGCTCATCGACATAGCGACGCACCTTGGCAAGCGCCTCACCGGGCGCCATGCCGCCGCCGATCAGGCCGATGCGGATCGTCTCGGAAATCTCGCGAACGCGCATGTCGCGCACCATCGGGCTTGCCCGCCCCGCAAGATCGAAGACCGATTTCCCGGTCTTTTCCTCGAGCTCCTCGATACCGGCGATCGACAGGCGGAAAGCGAAGGTTCCATCCGCCCAATCGAGCTCGATCGCGCCATGCCGGTTCATGCGGCGGCGTCGGTCCAGGTCAGCGCGCCGTCGGAGACGAGCGTCACCGTGACCTCGGCGACTTCCTTGTTGCCGCCCGCCTGCACCTGGAAATCCGAGAGCTTGAACGCACCGGACCAGTAGCCACCGCCGCTCGCCAGGGCGACGTTGATGGCGACCTGGATGTTCTTCGCATTGTCGGAGTTGAACCAGTCGAACCAGTCCTTCACCGAAGCGGTGTAGAGCATGCCGGCGCCGGAGATCGTCGCCGAAAGCCCGTCCTTCTGCACCGACTTCCAGGCGGGATCGTCGGGGTTGTCGCAGTCCGGCATGATCACCTGGTTGGTGTCGGACTGGAACTGGATGCCGCGACTGGTGTTGATCAGGCAGTCGTGGGCGAAGGTTTCCGGGCTGCCGCCGTCGCCGATTTTGACGAGCAGCTTCGACCCTGTTACGCGCGGGACAGCGGTCATGACGTTTCTCCTGTCGAGGGTTAGGCTTCGTCGAGAACGAAGAGGAAGGTGAGCACCGCGTGCTCTGTGATGCCGTCGGGATCGCGCAGGACGCGGCTCGTATCGAGGCGGCACGAGACGACGGAAAAGCCGCTCACGGCCGATATGGCGAGGATGGCCGCCGCGGCGTCGGCGACGAGGCCCTTGATCTCCGCCTTTGAACCGTTCGCCGGATGTGACCAGATATGAACGTCCGGATAGATCTCGAACCCCGCGCCGCAGTCGAATTCGTCGGGAATGGTCTGTTCGTCGCCGATCGTCACATAGGGGAAGGCCGCGCTCGGCGGCGGATTGTCATAGACGCGCCCGCCGGCGACATCGGCCGCCGTCAGCGCATCGAACAGCGCCTTCTGCAGCTGCGCCCCGATCATGACTGTCCTGCCGCCACGGCCTTCGCGGCCTTCGTGGTGGCCCGCGTGATGCGGCTTTTGACCCGCTTGCGCGTCAGCCGGTAGGCGGGGAAGAAATAGGGCCGTGCCGTCGCGCCCGGATGGTGATAGCCGACGCGCGGATTGTTCGGTTGCTCATGCGGAGCCGTGCCGAACTCGACCAGCGCCGCATACCAGGCCCTGGCGCTGCCGGCGTGGATCGTCACCATCAGGTCGGGATCGCCGACATTGCTGCCGCCGCCGAAGGTGCGCACATTGGCGTTCTCGGGCTTGTAGTCGCCGAAGGTGTAACCGATCGAGGCCGCCAGCGCGCCGGTCTTCTTCGGCGCGAAGTTACGGGCCGTTTCCGCCATCTCGGAAGCCGAAACATCGAGCGCATCGTGGATCTGCGCGCGCGCGACCTTCGGCATGGCGAGCAGCTTTTGACGCAGCCTGTCCTTGCCCTCGATATTCACGTCGCCACGCCCTTTTCGCAGAGGAAATCGATCGAAAGCCGGTCGTCCGACGGCGTCACGTCGCGGATGTTGAAGATGTCGCCGGTGCGCGTGTCGCGCACCCGCCAGTCCGTCGTCACCGCGCGCGAGGCGGCAGAGGAACGGACCGTGACGATCTGTTGATGCTTGCCGGCCAGCCTCGCCGCCATGACCGTCTCGCCGCCGCGCAGATGCACGAATCCGGCGCGGCAGGAAAACTGCTCCTGCCAACCGAGCGTCGTGCCGCCATAGCCGTCGGCCGCCTCAACCGGGCTGTCGAAGGCGACGCCGTGGATGAGCTCACCGGCCCGCATCGCCACCCGCTTCTTCTTCGCCGCCCACGTCTTCCGCCGCCTCCTGCTCGATCCGCCCGGAGGCGAGCGCCTTGGCCGCGCATTCGCGCGTGACGTTCTTCGTCATTCCGGCCTTGTAGGCGACCGTCACCCGCCCGCCCATCGCCTCGGGCGAGAAATCGAAGTCGCGCGTGAAGGTCACCCACACCATCAGGCGAGCGCCACGCCAGGCGCCTGGATGTCGACGGTCAGGACGCTCGTCGACTTGCCCATGCCGATGATCGCCGGATAATCGCCCGAGGCGACGTCCGCGACCGGGCAGATCCCGCCCGCCGTGCCCGACAGGTAATAGGCGACGCCCGCCTCGATCGTCGCGCCGATCGTCACGTCGCCGGAGCGCACGATGGCGAGCGGCTGGCCGTCCGATGCGCCGTTGAGCGCGATGCCGCGCGGGGTGCGCACTTCTGCCGTCGCCGAATTGTCGTCGGCCAGCTTGTAGCGCCCCGTCGCGCTGTCGAGATAGACCGCCTGACCGGCGGTGATCGTCGCGCCGGCGGTGCCCTTTTCAATTATCGCATTCGAGCCGGCGACGACATTCGCCGCAGTAATGGTAAGGTCGGCCATGGTGGGGGTCTCCGGTTGGGACAGTCTAGAGTGATTGCCGCCGATAAGGCTCGATCAGCATCGAAACGCCGAGAGGCACTTCCAGCGGCGCATTGTTGCGGCCGTCCTCGACAGCACTGCGATTCCCGTACCAGTGGGTCGCGAGCATCATGATCGCATGGCGGATCGCTTCTGGAACCGCGCTGGAATCAGCCCCGTAGCCGGCCGTCATGGTGATCTGTAACCCATCGCGGCGGTTGTAGTAGATCGTCGGATAGGTGAACGCGTCCTTGAACCAGACGTTCGACCCGTCAATGTCCTGCAGGAGGTCGTAGAGCGACGAATCCACGATCTGCTTGACGTTCTCGGCGTCATAATAGGCGATCTCGACGACTGACACGTCCGGGAAGGGAAGCTTGATGTAGCGGCAGGTCGGCCAGTACCAGAAATCCTGCCGCCATTGCTGGTTGATGAGGCACCGCCCCAGAATGCCCGTCCAGCCGTCCAGATGAGCGGTCGCGGCCGCAACGAGGCGGTCGAGCACAACGTCGTCATCGAAGAAATCCGCGGCGACGACCTGCGCCTTGATCTCCGCCGTCGTGACGACAGGCTTCGCTGGCGCGGCGACGAGAACAGGACGGAGCATGGATTATTCGGCCTTCTTCGCCGCGTCTTCGGCCGCCTTCTTGTCGGCCTCGTCCTTCGCTTTTGCCTCGGCTGCGGCCCTGGCAGCCGCATCGTCGGCTTCCCTCCTGGTTTCGGCCCTCTCCGGCTTGATCTCGATGGCCCACTTCTCGCGCACAGCCACCGTGGCGAGCTCGCCTTCGATGATGTCGTCCTTGCGAAAGGTCCGCGTCACCGCTTCATGATCCTGCCGGCCTTTGAATTCCCTGATCACCTTCGCCTGCATGGCATCGTTCCTTCTCAAATTGCGGAAGACGGGCGGCTGTCGAGCCGCCCGTTCGGCTCAACCGGAAGCCCTATCAGGCCTGGTCCGCCTGCGGATTGTCGTAGCCGTATTCCTTCTCGCAGAGCGCGGCGATCGGGGTTCCGGTCCCGTGCGTGCCGGAAAAGTCGGCGAGGAGCTTGAGGTAACGCTTGCCGCCGATATAGCCGAAGCGCGACACCGTCGCGGCGGCATGGGCGGAGGTCAGCGACTTGATGATGCCGTTCGAAATGCCCGAGACGCCCAGCATGTCGGCATCGGTGACGTTGGTATAGGTGCTGTCGTCGTCGGAATGCGTGAGCACGAACTCGATCTTGTTGGTGTCGCTGAACGTTATGCCGCCAGCGCCGATCGCGAGCACGACCTCGGCGCCTGCATAGCCCTGAAGATCGACGGCAGCGGGCGTATTGTCGGCCGCCAACGTGGCTGCGCCGATCAGGATGTCGTATGTGGATTCGGAATGAACGTCCTTCATCGGACTGGTCCTTTCGAGAGAATGGATGGACGAGGCGGGCGGCCGGAGCCGCCCGCTGGTTCGTCATCGCCCTTAGGTCGAGATCTTCAGGAGCTTGAAGGCTTCGAAGTTCTGGACGCCGCCACCCACGCGCTTGGTCGTGTAGAAATGGACGTAGGGCTTGTTGGTGTAGGGATCGCGCAGGACGCGCACTCCCTGGCGGTCGATGATCAGATAGCCGCGTTTGAAATCGCCGAAGGCGATCGGGAAGGCGTTGGCTCCGATGTCGGGCATGTTGTCGTCATCGGTGATCGGATAGCTCGCGAACGTTGCCGGCTGGCCTGCCTGCAACGAGGGCTGCCACAGATATTGGCCGTAGCTGTCCTTCAGCTTGCGCACCGTGCCCTGCGTGAACCGGTTCATGATGAAACCGGCATTCTGGCGATAGCCCTGCTTGAGCGCATAGATGAGATCGATCATCGCGTCCGCGCCATTATGTGAGCCATCGCTGAGCGCGGCGGCGACGCCGGACACCTTGTAGCCGATCTTGCCCCAGGCATAGGAATCATCGGCGACGGTGTCGTAGCCGAGGATGCCGCGCGGCTTGTTCACGCCGTCACCGGTGACGAAGGCCGCCCCCTCCTGTTCGGCGAAGATGATTCCCACCTCGCTCGAAAGCCAGTCCGCGATGTTGATGCGGGCGTCGTCGAGCGTGTTCTGCGTTGCAGCCGGGTTGGCGTAGACCTCCATCGTCTCGAAGACGAGTTCGCGCAGCGTCGGCGTTGCCGTTTCCGGTCGCGCGGCCTTTTCGCCAACCCACCCGTAACCGGCTCCGCCCTGCCCGACGAGCTTCTTGTAGAGGTTCGTCGAGATGGGCATCACCTGGGCGATGTTGCGCATGCTCGACACGGTCATCAGCACGCGATCGATCGCGCTCTCTTCCTGCTCCGGAACGACATAGCCGCCGTCGGGATCCGAGGAGGATGTGACCGCCGCCTTGACCTCGAGCTCGCGCAGCGCGTTCTCCTCCCGACCCTTGCGGAACCAGGTGCGGAAAGCCTTGGCATGCTCGATCTTGTCGGGATCGCTTTCGGTGCCGTTCTGGCCTCCGACGCGCGCGGCCGCAAGTGCCGCGTTGACATCGTCGAGCGCAGACTGAAGTTTCGTGATATCGGCATTGATGCGCTCGACCTTCTCGGTCTTCACGACATCATTGAAACCTGCCTTGACCTCCTTCAGTTTCTCCTCATTCTCGGCCTTGAAGGCTTCGAACGTGCGCTGAAGCTCGGTCAGGATCTTGGTCGGATCGGTGCTATCCGCGCGAACGCCGACCAACCCGCGAGCGCGGGCCTTGAGATGGGTGCTCATCATCATCTCCTATGAGCGAATTGTTTCAATCAGCCGCGCCACGGCGGCTTGGTCGAGGACAGCGTCGCGCATGTCCGTCGGGACAGCGTCGCGCATGCCCCCTGCTGCCGCCTCGAGCATCCGGCGCCGCTCGGAACGCGGAACGCCTTGCTGCGCGAGGAGCGCATCCAGTTGCCGCTTCGCGGCGATCTCCGGGCGCAAGCGAGCGCTCGCTCCCCCTTCATTCTTCGGAGCCTCGGTCACGGCGTCCGCAAAGCCCTTCGCTACGGCGTCCTTTGCCGTCAGGAAGGTCTCTGCATCCATCAGCGCCGTGATGTCCGCCCGCTTCTGGCCGGTGCGGGCCTCATAGATGTCCGTCATGGCCGCATCGATCTGGCCGAGCGTCTGCGCCGCGTCCGTCAGGTCGTGACGGTTTCCGATCACCACGCCCCAGGCGTTATGGATCATGATGAAGGTGCCAAGACCCATATTGATCTGGTCGCCGGCCATCGCGATGATCGAGGCTGCGGAGGCAGCAATGCCCATGACCTCGATTGTCACCTTGCCCTGGTGCTGGACAAGCTGATTGTAGATCGTCAGGCCCTCGAAGACGCTGCCGCCGGGCGAGTTGATCTTGACCGTCACATCGGCATTGCCGATCGAGCGCAGCGCCGCGTTCATGCGCTGCGCCGTGAAGCCGCCGCCGGTCCACATATCCTCGCCGATCACGTCATAGATCGTGATCGTGTTCGCATCCGACTTTCCGGCATCGGCCGAAAATTCCGTCCACCGCGCCAGCGCATCCGAAGGCACGTCCCACGAATAGCCCTGCGGTGCTGCGAGCGCCTTTGCTTCAGGAAGCTTGCGAAGGGTCATTCTGACCTCCCTGCGGGTCCGATGCAGATTTGCCAGCCGTGTTCGGCGGCGGATAGAAGATGTCGCCGCCTTCGCGAGGGTTCATGTCTTCCACCGCGCGGATCTCGTTTGGACTGACGACACCCCATTGCAGCGCCTGGACATGCGCTGCCCAACGGGTCTTGATGTCGCCACGCACCAGCGCGGCCCGATTGAAACGGAAATAGAGCTCGGCATCCGTCTGCGGGATCAGATCGCGGTTGCCCGCCTCCTCCCACATCGTCAGGTGATCTTCGAGCGTATAGGCGACAAAACCCAGAGACTGCTGCTCGATGCCGGTGCCCCAGCTGGTCGACTTGTCGGTGTCGCCGATCATGTGCGGCGGCACACCGAAGAACATGGCGATATCCGACCGGGAAAACTTGCGGCTTTCGATCCACTGCGCATCGTCGGCCGTCATCGTCAGCCGTTCGGCGGTGATTCCGTCCTCGAGGACCATCCACGCGCCGGCACGATCGCCGCCCATGCGGAAATCATCCATTGCCTCGCGCAGATTCGACCGGCCTTCCGGCCCGAGCCTCTTGTCCGATTTCAGGTAGCCGCCGACATTCAGCCCGTTCTTGAACTGCGTTGCGCCGTGGCGTTCCTCGGCCAGCGCCAGCCCAATCGTCTCGCGGGCATAGGTGATTGGCGTGACGCCGGTAATTCCGTCGAGCGTAAGGCCCGCGAGATGCAACACCTCGTTCTGCCGGAAGACCTGGCTGGTCCCATCCGTGCGGGTCCACGTGAACTTGAGCGTCAGGTCGGGGTTCTGTTCGATCCTCACCCTGTCAGGGTGTAGCGGGATTAGCTCCTGCACGCCCCTTGTCCCTGGCACCTTCAGGGCAACGCCGTTGCCGCGCAGCAGCACGTGGGCCTGCATCATTCGGCGAAACTGGCTGGGCGTCTGCCAGCGATTGGGCTTGCGGCGCACGAGCTGCCACAGTTGCGAGTCCGAGGCGTCCTCCCGCGTCCGGGCATCGATCCTGCGCTTGACGTGCAAAGGCAGCGTCGCGACGGCTCCTGAAATGATCCGCACGCACGCATAGACCGCCGCCACCTTCATGGCAGTCGTGGCGTTGACCTGCTGTCCGGACCAGGACGCGCCATCCTGGCCGCGCAGGAACTCGTCAAGCTCCCATGAATTGGCGATGACGCGACCACCAGACGGGCTTTGCGTGGCAGCCTGCGGCGCCGGCGTTCTGTCACCGCCGCGGAACCAGTCGAAAAGTCCCATCATGTCATCCCTAGACGAACGCGACTTTTTCGGTCGCGTAGATGGAGGTCTTGGCGACCCCTTCCGGATTCCAGCTCATCAGGATCGCGGCGCAGAACATCGCTATCGCCGGATCGATCTTGGCGCGGCCGGCTGCCTGCTTCGTCGCCATGTTTCCGTTGCCCTTGACCTCGATCTTCACGTTGCCGACGACCCAGGCCATCATGGCCGATCCGTCGTGGCTGATCGTTCCATCCGAGAGTTTGTGCTCGAGGCCCCAAAGGGCGGGAGACAGCGCCGGGCCCTGGCGCAGCCGGTGCAGCATTGCTCCATCGATACCTTCGATCGCCATCGCGTCGACGAAGGCCGCAATATTGTTCGGATCGAAACCGATGGCGTTCTTTTCCGGCAGCAGCCCCGCCTCGCGCAGCCGAGCGGCAATCGCCGCGATCCGGGTGACATATTCGCTGACCTCGCAAAAGCTCAGCGAACCTTCCTCTTCGAAATCCTTCAGCCTCGAGGCGATCTCAGGCCGGATCTCGAGCACCTTCGGATGGGCGAAGGCATGGCACCATACCAGCCAGCGCCGCGTCACCTTTTCCCGGCCGATCACGCACACGCCGAAAAGATCATCGAGGCCGCCGCCATCTGCGCCAAGCACCGCCACATCGCAGCGCGCCATCAGGTCATCCAGCGAGGCAAGTGTCGGATCGGCACGCAGCGGCCAATAGTCGGCACCGCGCCAGCTGTCGTCGCCGAGGCCGACGCCTATCTCAATATTGAGATGCTGGCTCGCCCAGATCTGCTCGGCTTCCTTGCTGACGCGCCCGTTGTTCTCATAATCGGCGAGCAGCCGTTCCATATCGATCGAACGGCCGAGATTCGGCAGCAGAAGCGGCCAGTTCTTGCGGTCGCGCCAGAACGCTTCGTCGCGCTGGCGGTCTTCCGGGAACTCATATAGCACCGGCAGCATGATCGGCGACGCGCCGCCCTTTCCGTCGCGGATCGCCCTCGCCTTCTTCAGTTCCGATTTCCAGATGCCGGCAGGCTGTTCGTCGGACTGGGTCGTGATCATCAGCAATTGGCCGCCCTGCCTCGTGATGCCGCCACCGCGGATCTGCTGCATCACAGCAGGCGCCTTTGCCTTTTTGCCAAGCTCATGCACCTCATCGACGATCGTCAGCACGGGGATCTCGCCGGTGACAATCGACGTATCGAAGGTCTTTACATCGATCGCCGTGCCCGTCTTGTGCCGCGTCACGCGCTTCAAATTGTCCTGGACGTGGAAAATCGCCTTCAGCTTTTCATCGAGACGAATCATTCCCTGCGCCTGATCGAAGCATCGCTGCGAGATGTTCTGGCTTGGCGCGACGATCAGCATCTGGCGGTTAGGTGCCTCTTCCATGAACAGCGCGGTTAGTCCGAGCCCGGCGACATACGTCGTTTTCGAATTTTTTTTCGGGATCATGCACAGCAGCTCCCAGACGAGCCGCTGCTTGGTCTCCGGATCCTCGCTGGCGAGAAAGGCCACGAGCATGTCGCGGAACCAGTCGCCGCATGCCTCGGCCATCGTGGGGGTGCCCGGGACGTCCGGCAGACGAAGACGGTTGAAGAAGGCCAGCGCCTTGACCGCACGCGCCTCGTTGACCGGGACGTCGGCCATCGGAACGCGGCCGGACCTGATCCGCTCCCACCAGTCCGGGCAGGCGAAACGCGGCAGTGCTTTAGCAGTGTCCGGCATCATGGCCGCCGACGCGCGCACCTTCGACCTCGAGTTCCGACATCAGGTCTTCGTCGGCCGCCATCGCGCGTTGCCGGTCGATTTCCTTCTTGCCCGGCTTGGCGTTCCGGTCGCCGGGCTGCTTTTCGCCGAGCGAAGCTTCGATCGTCATCCGGTCGTTGCGCTCGATCATCGCACCGAGCTCCTTCAGCGCCGCGATGTTGCCCGCGTTTGCCTGCTCCATCGCGATCTCGATACGCCTGGCATCGAGCCTGTCGCGCATGGCCAGGCGCTCTTTCATCTCGGCTCTAAAATATCGCTTCAGCGTCGCAAGCGAGACGCCGACCGCATTGGCGATCCGCGTATTGGACCATCCGAGGGCCAGCAACAGCTTGACTCTGTTGCGTTCTTTCTCTCGCGGTTCGAAAGGGGGACGACCCCGCTTCCCAAAACCATCGCGGACCGGATGGCCGAACAGATCAAAATTCGGTTCCATCAAAAAAAAATCTCCAACTGAGGGGGACGCGGGTCCGCGCGAGCGACCCCTCCAGAGATTTGCCTCCCCCCCCATGCCCTGCCACCATGTGCGCCGCGCGACACGTGGCTCAATACCAGACCCCGCGTTGGTCAAGCGTCGCCTGCTCTGCAATCTGCGCCTCGCGGTCGTGCCATTCCTTCGACACGGCAATGAGGTTCGTCTCGTCCCAGAACAGCGCTTCGTTGCCGCGATGTTCCTTGTCGTGATGGATCACCGGGCTGTTCGGCGCCGGATGTTTGCCGATCAGCAGCACGCCCGTCTTTTGGCAAATGTATCTGTCGCGCAAAAGGATACGCTGGCGCAGCTTCTGCCAGCGCGCCGTCTTGTACCAAGCGCGCCATGGCGCTGCGCTCGTACTCATCGGTCCACTCGGTGCATAGGGATCCATCGCGGCGAAGACTGTCGGCGCTGTCGCCTCTGTCCTGCCTGGGGCCGCCGGCGCTTCCAACTCCGCGAGGGAGGAGTGCGACACAAGCACGGCTCGTCCTGGGTGGAATCGGCTAGCCGAGTCGCTTCAGGCTTGCAAGGTCCATGTCCACAGGCGTCACGCGTCCCAAAATGTCGAGTTCGACGACGCCGCGGTTTTCGTCGAGCGACGTCAAACGCGCCAGCCACCCCGCGAACGGACCGTCATTGACAACGACGCTGTCGCCAGCCTCCAGCGCTCCTGCGACCTTCGCCTTCAGCTTATCGTCGTGCTTGAGATCCTGCTGCAATTTGAGGACCATAGCGTCAGGCACGGCGCATGGCAGTCCGCCCGAGGACAGCAGGCCGCGCACACCTTCGACGGTGCGGATCGCCGCCCAATGCTCCGGACACCATGCGATCCTGACGAGCACATAGCCCGGAAACGCGACGACGATCCGCTCGGGACGCGGCCCGCTTCCTGCTCCCCTGCGTCGGCCGGATTTGATTTTGCATGTCGGCAGCCAGTGCGGAACGCCCGCCTCGGCAAGCGCCTTTTCCACAGCTTTCTCATGCCCGACGCTCACCGACAGCACATACCAGCGCACGTCGTCGAGGCTCATGCCCGCCGCCGCAAGCAGCGCTTCGGAGCGCCGCGTCATCCGCCAGCGCTCCACCGACTGCATCCGCAGCCGCTCCGCATCATCGCCCAGCTCGGCAGGATCAACATGCCTGGTCATAGCTTTCCGCCCTCTCCGCATCGCTTCCGCCCCTGATCGCCGCCTCGAATTCGCCTAAGCCCGCCGGTCCGCCCTTTGGCGCGTAGAACACCTCGCCGCGCTCGAAGTCGGGCAGCCACGGCCAGCCCCGCGCCGCGAACGCCTCCCGCCACGCCGCGAGCACCGCGCTTGTCACAGGTATCGGCTCCATCGCCGCCTTCAGCCCATGCCAGCGCTCGCCGAACACGGCGCCGCCCTTTTGGCTGCGCAGCGCTCGCCATTGCCACACCCGCTCCCATGCCGCCCGCAATGCCGGGTCCGACAAGAGAGGCCGTTCACGCAGACGCGCCGCCGCTGCCTCGTCGCTCGGTCCCGCCAGCAGGTCCGCGAAGAGCTTCGCCATGCCGACGGGGCCCGCCATCGCCGCCCAGCCATCGGGCTTTGCCTGTTCCTCGGGCCTGGCGCTTGCCGCCTTGCGCGCCTCGAGCCGCCGCATGATCGCCGGATCGAGCCCGTCCCACGCCCTGTCCCGCAGGAACACGCCGATCGGCATCGGCTTCTTGCCGCGATCGGCGATGTCGAGGAGGTAGGCGTCGCGCCAGCGCTCGGCAGCCTCACGGTCGGCCAGCGACAGCGCAGCGAACTGCTTGGCGATCCAGCGCAGCGAGGTCGTGTCCCAATCCGCCCATGCTCCGGCGACGAACCCGCGCCCCGAGCAAAGCCGTTGGACGCGCTTCCGAAACGCCGCCGTCTGCGGATCGTCGGCTGCCCCGCTCGTATCGTCGGCAGCGTCCCCGTCGGCGTTCTGGTCCTGCCCTTCCTGCCCGACCGCGCGCGCGCCCTCTCTCTCAAGGGCGGTAATGGGAGGATCTATGGGAGGTATATATAAAGACCTACCGGAACTGGTTGCCGGTAGGCTTTGCGTCTGGTTGCCGGTAGGCTCGGCGTCTGGTTGCCGGTAGGCCCTACCGGCAGAATTTGCCGGTAGGCTCGATTCGCCCCCCGATTCACCCCCCGATTCTGCCCCGGATCCCGCTCCGGATTCGCCCCCCGTTTCGCGCTTCAGGTTCCGGCAGCGTTCCGCCCCGTCGCTGATATTGGCGGCGAGATCGAGCACGATCCAGTCGGCTTCGCGCACGCCTTTGTCGCCATGCTGGCGCTGCCGCCTGATCAGGCCCCAATCCTCGAGCCGCTGCAGCCATTCGCGCACCGTGCGCTCGGAGACCTCCGCCGCCTCGGCAAGATCGGACTGGCTCGCCCAGCCCTTGATCAGCCCTTCGGGATCGGCATAGTCGGCAAGGCACATCAGGATCGACTTCGCCGAGGGCGAGCCGAGCCGCTGGTCCTTCGCCCAGGCCGACGCTTTCCAGCTCATTCCGCCGCCTCCAGCAATTCCCCGTTCGACCGCGCGCGCTCCTTCGGCGCGGCATCCGCCATGATCGCGGCGACCTCCGCCTGCATCATCGCTACCGAGACCGCATTGCCGATCTGCTTGATCTGCTCCGTCTTCGTGCCGCCGAACTCGTAGGCCTGTTCGTCGGTCGTGAACCCCATGGCGGCCGCGAGCTCGTGCGGCTCCAGCATGCGGAAGAGGATGTCGTAGGTTGGCTCGGAGATCGGCTCGACCAGGTCGACATGGCCGCGCGCAGCGATCGTCGGGGCCGGAGCGCCGACATCGTGCACCCGCGGCGCCTGACCCGCCCGCTCGCCGTGCTGGGCCGTGATGAAGGCAAGCTCGCCGCGATTGGCCCCGGTAATGGTTGGCAACGGCTCGCCGGGTCCGCGCGCGCGGTCTCCATCTCCGGCATGCGTCACCGGCATGACGATGGCGAATTCGCCGCCCTTGGCCGTCGTCAGCGTCGGGATCGGCTCCGCCACGTCGCGCGGTCCGTTGCCGCCCTTCGAGTGCGTCACGGGAACCACGATGCCGAACCGGTCTTTCGTCGTGACAGTCGGCAGCGGCTCGTCTCCGCTCTGCGCCGCCTGAGTCATGCCGTAGTAGGAGGTGATGAGCAGGTGCGAATGCTTGGCCACCTGCGTCGGTGCCGGCTCGTCGACCGAACGCGGCGCGCCCTCGGCATGGCGCGACAGCACGAACGGCTCGACCACCCCGAAATTGCCGCCTCCGGCATGGATCGCCCCGATCGGCTCGTCGATGCTGCGAGACCGACGCGAATGCGGGTCGGCTTCGCTGGCATCGATGCCGTGAGCGGCCGACATGACGAATGGTGCAACGATGGCGAGACCGCCGTCCGTGGTGATAGTCGGCAGCGGAGCGTCATCGCCCGAAACGCAGAGTCCGTTGGCGCGCGGCATCGCCGTGCGAACAACCACCGGCTCGGCAAGCCCGATATGGCCGCCGTTCGCCGCAATGGTCGGAAGCGGCATGTCGATCCCCTGCGCCGCCATGTGGTTGCGCAGGATGACGAGATAGGGCTCCGGCCAGCCGAACTTCACCGCCCCGGCATGGATGCGCGCCAATGTCTTGGCCGCCAGCGGCTTCTTGCGGTTGAGGATCGATTTGCCCTTGATGGACCAGTCGATGATCTCGCGCGCCGGCCGCCACGGCTTCATGTCGCCGAATAGGTCGGATGCGCCCTTCGGACCGTGCGTCAGCGGCGCCCAGCGCACCGTCCGCTTGTCGCTCCTCGCCTTCAGGATGAAACGCTGCCGCGTCGTGGCGTCGCCATAGTTCGCCGCGTTGAGCTTGCGCCATTCCGGATCGAAGCCGAGCCGCTTCAGCGTCTCGATCCAGGCATGGAAATATTCGCCCTTGCGGCTCGCGACCGGCTTGCCCGTGCGATGATCGACAGGCCCCCATCCGGTAAACTCCCAGACGTTCTCGATGATGATCCGCTTGACGCGAAGCTCCGTCAGCCAGGTGACGATGTGCCATGGGTCCGAGCGCTGCTGGTCCGAGGTGGGCTTGCCGCCGCGCGCCACGGAATGGTGCGTGCATGTCGGCGATGCCATCAGGAGGTCGAGATAGCCCTCGGGCACGAGCAGATGCGGGCGCACCGTCGCGATATCCTGCACATAGTGCCGCGCTTCCGGGTGGTTGCGCCTGTGCGTCTCGATCGCCGTGGGCCAATGGTTGACGCAGACGAGCTCCATTTCGAGCCCGAGCGAGGCGAGCGCCCGCGCGCAGCCCGTCGACGAGCCGCCCGCGCCGCACAGAAGGTCCGCTACAAGGATCTTGCGCTTGCCCGTCAATTCCCGCCCCCATATCCGTTCAGCCAGGCCATGAATTCCGCCTTCAGCGCCTTCCAGCGCGCAGCCGCTTCGCCGTCCGTGTTGAGATGCTTGCGCGAGCGGATGCCCAGCGCCGTCCGCAAGAGCGCCGCGGTCGCTTCCGCGTCGGCAGGCAGATCCGCCTTTGCCCGGTCGGCGAGGAATCGCCCCCATGCCGGCCGCGCGCAGGCCATCGCCGCCTCTGCCGCGTAGTCCTTCGGAGCCTCTGTCCCGGCCTTAAGCTTCGCGCTCGCGCGCTCGCCGGGCTTCTGTTCCCCGTCCGCCAGCAGCGCCAGCAGAAACCGCAGATCCTCCGGCGCGTTGGCGACGAGCTCGATTTCGTCGGGGGTCGCCCGCTCGAAGGCGCAGAGCCGCGCAACCGGACGGCCCGCCGCGTCCAGCACCTCCAGCGCCGTCGCCGGTCCATCGG